CCAAACTCGTCGCGGACCTTACCGAGCGATATGACGCCCGTATTGCTTCTGAAAAGCTCCACGAAGAGCTTATGAAGAAGAAGGAAGCCGCTGCAAAGGTCCGGGCTGCCGCTGAGAAGCGTCGGGCTGAGGACGCGGCTCGCCTTGCCAAGCTCCAGAAAGATGCTGAGGGCCTTGAAGGCAGCATTACGGACAAGAACGCAGAAGCTGAGGGTGTCCCTGATGAAGTCCGGGAATTGAATGCAGCCCTGGCGACCCTTGAACAGAAGCGCTCTGAGGTGAATGCCCGGGTGCAGGAAGGCCAGCGTCTCGCCAAGGGTGAGGCTGAGGCCATTGCTATCGTCAATCAGCGCATTGATGAGGCTATTGAAGCGACTATCAAGCTAGCAGCGGCAAAGAAGAAGGCCAAGGAAGAGGAGGTTAAGAAGAAGCAGAAGGAAGCTCGCGATGACATCAACGAGTTCATGGGTGAGGCTCGGGACACCCGGACGGACCCCCTTGCCAAGGCCTTTGCGGCTGAGGTGAAGCAGCTGGAAGAGCTTCAGAAGAAGGCCAAGGAGACGGGTAAAGGCCTCAGCAGCATGGAGTACCAGCGCTTCCTGGACGAGATCACGGAGAAGCACAAGAAGCTCGCCCGTGAGACCAAGCAGTCAGAGTCTGCCCTCTCTCAGTTCGCCATCCAGGCCCAGCGAAACATCCAGACCTTCGCGGGTGAGGGTCTCTCAAAGATCATGGACAGCGGCTCTACCGCTGAATTGGTGGAGAAGAATCGGGAAGACATTGAACGCAAGTTGGAGGAAGAGCGTCGTACCCTGGAGGCAGTTCTCTCCCTCAAGGGTCTCCAGTCTGGAGATGCGGAGTTCCTCAAGCAGGTGAAGGCAGCAGGCCTTGAGAAGGGTACGGAGGAGTACAAGAAGCGCGTGGATGAGATGACTAAGGCCTTCAGCCCCCTCATGGCGAAGTTCAAGCAGATTGGGGCTTCGTTTGCTGAGATGGTTCAGAAGATGGCGGCTGAATTGGCAGCGGCCAAGCTGATTGAGCTTATCGGTATGCTGGCCAGCGCGGGTATGGGGTACTTGATGAATTCGGGACCCAATATCAACAAGTCCCCCCACATCAGTGGGAAGTACGTTCCTAACAACCGGATCAACCCCAATGGGTATGCTAGCGGTGGCCATGTTTCTGGCCCCGGTACCGCTACCTCGGACAGCATTGCCGCTCGCCTCTCCAATGGTGAGTACGTCATCCGGGCAGCGGCAGTGGACCGGTACGGCAAGGGCTTCTTCGACAACATCAATGGGCTTCGACAGGCCCCTCGTGCAGGTCGCCGCAACTTCGCAAGCGGTGGTATGGTTGACGCGAGTGGTGGCGGTACTCAGGTGAACGTCATCAACAATTCTGGGCAGGAAGCTACCCAGGAACGTCGCAAGGGTTCTGACGGTACGGAGATCATCGACATCATCATCGGTCGGGTCGCCGGAGACATCCGCAAGGGAGGAGCCGTTGGACAGGCCGTTTCCCAGACTTTCGGCGTCTCTCGTAAGGGCTCCAACCGAGGTTAATGGTAGGCTCCGAGTGCAACCAGTTGCAGAAATCAGGTGAGGGTACCCCGTGGGTAAAAAGACAATCACGTTCACGAAGCTGGATGGCTCGCCTTACACGGGGGCCATCACCTTTTCGACCAGTTACCGCTATGGTCGAGACAGCAACGGGAACAACGTCATCACCCAATGCTCTGCCGTAGATAAGGGCGGGGGCAACGTTGAGGTGACGGTCCCTTCCACGGACACCGTGGGAGTGGGCTACTTGGTGGTTCCGGATACCTCCAACACGGACATCAAGCCCCGGGCCCAGTTCGTCTCTGATGGCCCTGCCTTCTGGATGTACGGGTCTACGGAGGCCAACGCCCTCCCCAACGTGAGCATCGGGCCCAGCGCGGCCATGATTTCGGCCACAAACAACACCACGGGAGCCAACCCCTCGCTCACTGCCGTGGGTGGTGGCTCCATCGTGGATGCAGCTGGTACCGTGCTCTTCTCGGTTCTCCGGGCAGCCCTTCCCGACAACACCAGCTGGACCTATACCGTTACCTCCACGGGTACGAATCAGGTCTATCCCCGGGGAGGCACCCATAATCTGGTTGCGGCTCTCCCTCCGGTAGCTCTCCCGGACCATCTGGAGTTCCTCCCGGCTACGAAGCCCCAGTACGCCAGCAAGATCGTCCGGTTCACGAAGGCAGATGGCAACCCCTATACCGGGGCCATCACCTTCACGAGTTCCTACAAGTACGCCCGCAACAGCATCCTCACGAAGAACACTGACGGCTCCACGAATACTGAGGGTCAGGACGTTCTTGCTGAGTGCGTCCTCACGGACCTCGGTGGTGGCTACGTTGAGGTGACAGCCCCCTGGAACGAGTACACAGGCGTGGGCGTGCTGGTCATGCCTTCCACGGGCATCAGTGACATCACCCCCAAAGCATTGATGGTGAGCTTCGGGCCCTTCTCCTGGATCTACGGCTCCACCAACGACAACGGGCTCCCTAACGTTTCCATCACCCCCTCAATGCTCACCATCACGGGCAATGACCTCGGGGGAGCAGAGAACACCTTTGTCGTTACCCCGGCAGGCAGCATCAAGAACGGGGCTTCCTCCTCTGCCACCAACCTCTTCACGGTGGTAAGGGCTACCCTTCCGACCCGGAGTAGCTGGGCATGGAAGGTCACGCCCGTAGGGACGAACAAGCTCTTCCCCAAGTCGGATAGTCGGGATGTTCGGGCACGCATCATCTACCCCCCGGCAGCTGAGACGAAACTCTCCTGGTCAGGAGATTTCAGGACCAAGGACTTCAGCCAGTGGGGACGCAAGCAGTTCGGCAATGGTAGTGCCGACACCAGCATCCTCCCGGACAACATCGATGACCGTCTTCTCCTGGTCAAGCACGAGACCTACAGCTACCAGACCCCCTACGGTCTCCTTGCCCATCCCAAGTATGGGGACGTGCATTCCGGAGGCACGCGCGCTGAGTTGACGGCCAAGAAGGTCAACCCGGATAACGCCCCGGGAGACACCTACTTCTACGAGGGAGATGAAGTTTGGGTCAGCTGGGCTACCAAGTTCTCACCGGACTTCGAGCTTAGTTCTAAGTGGCACGTCTTCTCCCAGGCACACCAGATTGGTGGCACTGGCAGCCCTCCGATTGCCTTCACCATCAATGACACGAACAAGGTCTGTTTCGTGGTCATGCCGGACTACTACGACAGCATCAATTCAAGCTCGGAAGCTCGTTTCTGGACTACGACCATTCGTCCGGGCTTCTGGAACCATTTCCTCCTTCACATCAAGTGGAGCAACAACGCGGCAGTTGGCTTCGTTCATCTGATCGTCAATGGGGTGGAAGTCGTCCCCCTCCGGATGAGCCGGACCATGCTGGATGTGGCTTGTTACTGGAAGTTGGGCTTCTACCGTGACCAGTCCGTCAACGTGAATCAGACGGTCTTCCACGCAGGGTTCAACGTCTATAACTCCGACCCTCGCGAGACTGGGACGGAGATTGAACCCCCTGCCACCCTTCCCACGGGTAGCAAGGTGGTCCGCTTTACCAAGGCGGATGGTTCTCCCTACGTGGGCAAGCTCGCCTTCTCCAGTGAGTACCGGTACGCCAGAGACTCGGCGGGCACGAACGTCACAGCCCAGTGCTCAGTGGTTGACCTCGGTGGTGGGTACGTCCAAGTCAATACCCCCGCAACGGATGCAGTAGGCGTGGGCTACCTCCTTGTCCCGGACACGCGAATCACTGACGTGTACCCCAAGGCAATGATGGTCAATCAGGGTCCCTTTATCTGGATGTTCGGGACCTCTGAGACGGGCGGACTCCCCACCAAGAACCTCACTCCCAGCACTGTCACGATTGTGGCGACCAATCCCACGGGAGCATCCCAGACCCTGCCTGGAGTGGGGGCGGGCTCCATCGTGGATGGAGCTAACACGGTTGCCCTGGCGAACGTCCTCCGGGCTGCCCTTCCGGACGCGAACAGCTGGAATTGCGTCATCACCCCCACGGGTGTGAACGGCATCACCAGCGTCACCCCCAAGGCTGACAGCCGGGATGTGCAGACCCGAATCGTCTACCCCGCTGAGCACACGGGGAAGCTCCGCTGGAAGGGTGACTTCTCCTCCCTGGACTTCTCCCAGTGGAACGCCCAGTTCGGTGACCAACTTCGGGTGGATGCCAATGGTGACGGGATCGCGGATACCAACATCCAGATTCTCCCGGATGGAGTGAACGACCGTCTTGTCCTGGTGAAGAACGAGTTTTACAACGCTCAGGCAACCCGAGGCCTCAAGGCGAGCCCCAAGCAATTCGATCTTCACTCTGGAGGCACGCGCGCTGAAGTCGTAGCGAAGAGCAGTGGCGCTCTGGGTGGCAGCACGGGTCAGGGGTGGTTCTACGAGGGAGACGAGGTTTGGATTAGCTGGGCTACGAAGTTCGCTCCCGACTACCAGACCCACAGCAAGTGGCACGTCTTCAGCCAAGCTCACCAGACGCTGGACCTCGGGAATGGCGGGCCGATGATTTCCTTCATCGTCAACGGCTCCACCATCGCCTTCTCTGTGATGAACGGGGTCTACGATAAGACGGCTGACCCCTCCCAGGCGAAGTTCTGGACCAAGACCATCCGCCCTGGTTTCTGGGACCACTACCTCCTTCACATCAAGTGGTCGCAGAACATGGCAGTGGGCTTCGTGGAGCTTTGGGTCAACGGGGTCAACGTCGTTCCCAAGCGCTTCCACAACAACCTGGACACGGATGGGATCGCGTACTGGAAGCTCGGTTTCTACCGCTCCCAGGATATCAACGTTGAGCAGACGGTCTTTCACTCCAACTTCAACGTCTACAACAGCGACCCCCGAGTCTTCACGGTTACTCCTGGTGGAGGTGGTGGTGACCCGGTTGATCCTCCGGATGAGCCTCCTGTTGACCCTGAAGATCCGGTTGACCCCCCGGACCCGACTGTCCCCACGGCTCCGCTCTACCAAATCCAGTACGCCTTCTGGCCTACGGGACTCCCTGCCCCCTACGCGGCTTCCAAGCCGGTCTACGCCCCCGCTGACAACTCCATCCGGTCTTCCACGGAGACGGGCCCTGGCAAGGTGCGGCGGCGCTTCACGGGTCGCTACGAGAAGCTCTCCTTCCAGCTGGAGTTGAAGCAGGACCAACTGGACATCTTCCAGCATTTCTACTGGAATATCATCCAGGAAGTGATGCCCTTCCGGTGGATTGACCTTCGCACGGGTCTGCCGTGCAAGTACCGGTTCGCTGGCCCTCCCCAGATGACCTATCTGGCGGGCTATGAGGGCAACGGATGGTGGGCAGTGACCGTTGAATTGGAGACCGCATGAGTCGCAACCTCTCGATTCCAGCGTTCAGGGCAATGTTTGCGCAAGAGACTGAGGAGATTTTCCTCATGTGCTTGCGCCTTGAGCACCCCTCCTTTGACGAGCCCCTCCTGGTCGTTCAGAACAACCGGGATGTGGAACGCCATGAGGGGACCTTCAAGGCCAGCTTCTTCGAGCTAAGCCTTCCAGAGGACGCTCCTGACGTGGTTCCACAGGTCAACCTCACTGTGGACAACGTGGACAGGAGCATCACGGATGCCATCCGGAACCTCACAGGACGGGTGAAGATCGTGATGGATGTGGTCCTTGCCTCTTCCCCCAACACGGTGGAGGCAGGGCCCTTCGAGTTCTACATGCTGAGCGCCATGTATAACGCCCAGTCAGTGCAGGCGACGTTGGGCTTCGAGGATGACATCCTCAACATGGTCTTCCCCAAGGGTAAGTACACCCCTGCCAACTCACCCGGGCTCTTCAAAGCATGATTCCTGACTGGGTAGCGAGTTACGTAGGCCTACCCTTCAAGGACCATGGTCGGGATCTTGAGGGGCTAGATTGCTGGGGCTTGGTCAGGTTCATCCTCAAGCAGCACTATGGAATCGATACCCCGGACTTCGGGTCCAACTACTCGGATACGGACGATACAGTGAGCGTCCCCCAGGCAATCAAGGGGGGCCTCCCTGGCACGTGGTTATCCACAGCTTCTCCACAGGCAGGAGACCTCATCATCATCGCCATTGCCGGGAAGCCCATGCACTGTGGAATGGTTGTGGCCCCCGGGTATATGCTCCATTGTGTACCAAACCCCGGAAGCTGTATCGAGAGCTATGACCGACCGAAATGGAAACGAAGAGTCGAGGGCATCTATCGACACAGATCCCTCCTCTGAATCTCTGCAACTGAGTGCAGAGGTTGTCATCCCTGACAAGGCCATCTTCCTCCGGGGCAGGCCCCACGTCCTCAAGCCTGACACCATCTTCTCCTCCGCAATCTCAGAAGGTGGGACCCTCTCCGAGATCCTTGGAGACTTGGACCCCCTCCGCATTGACGTGCGGGTGAATGGGGTCACGGTTCCAGCCAATATGTGGGCCTACGTCCGCCCCAAGGCCGGTACGACCATTGAGGTGTCAGGCTACCCCGGCAAGAGTGAGCGGGCAGCCAAGAACATGACGCTCATCCTCACGATTGTCGTGATGGTTGCAGCGACTGTAGCGTCAGGTGGTCTTGCAGCAGCTGGGTACCCCATCCTGGGAGCCCTGGCAGGTACCGCCATCAGCGTGGTCGGTAACCTCGCCATCAAGGCCTTCATCAAGCCGACCATGCCCAAGGGCAATGGGGACGGTATGCCTGGGGAGATGGCTCGCATCTATGCGGTCACGGGTGGCGGCAATCGAGCAAACCTCTACGGCTCCATTCCTTGCGTGATTGGGGATTTCGTCCTCTTTCCCACCCTGGCAGCTAACTTCTACTCCGAATCGAGCGGGTCAAACCAGTTCATTCGCTGCCTCTACGACCTTGGATACGGAGACCTTCAGGTTTCCGAGATGCGTATCGGAGAGATGGATCTCTCTTCCATTGATGGTCTGGACTACGAAATCAGCGCTGGAAACACCTACCTCTACACGAATGACGTGGAAGAGGTAGGTCTGAATATTGATATCACTCCCACGCAAAACCCTGCCCAGCCGGATAACGCTCTCGTCAGAATCCTGACTACAACGATTATCACGACCGCTATTGATACAAGCGGTCTGGCCCTGGAGTTCTCCTGGCCAAGCGGTTTGTTCGCTCTTACTTCAGACAATAAAATGATTGAGACCGGCAACATTCTCGAAATCCACTACCGGAGAGTAGGGGATTCCGCGTGGCTCAATCCACGGTTGGAGATGACGGCTTACGCCAATCTCACTGGGGATGTGACGGTCCAGTGGACCTCTTTCAACCAGATGAACACGATCAGCAAGAATCGTGGGGCTCGTCGGTCAGCTATCAACTGGAATTTCCCTACCCCCGGTATCTACGAGGTGAGGGTTATCAATCGTGGGGGTATCTTCAACGTCGATAGCTTGCAGGGCGCTCGCGTAGATGACCTCATCCTTGTGAGCGCACGCTACTTCAAGCGTTCAAAGCCCAGCCTCACTTCCACGACCAAGTTCGCCATGAAGGTGAGGGCTTCCGAGCAGGTCAACGGGAGCCTGGGACAGTTCAGCTGCCGTCTCAAGCAGATCATCCCGGTCTGGAATGGCACTACTTTCATTCGTCAGGCCAGCACCAATCCCGCATGGATTCTCTACTGGCTCCTGACGGAGTGCCCTGCCAATGCTCGGCTCTTGGAGCCGAATCGCATTGATTTCGACGCCATTCTCAACTGGGCAAACTTCTGTACGGCCAAGGGTTTTGGCTACAGCACGGTAGTAGATGGGGAGACCACGCTAGCGCAACTGATTGCAGATATCTGTGCGGCAGGCCGAGCCACCTTCGCGGTCAAGGATGGGCTCTACAGCGTCGTTCAGGACAAGCCGCAAACCGTGCCGGTACAGCACTTCACCCCCCGAAACAGCTGGGATTTTGGCGGGTCCCGAGGCTTCGCAGACACCATCCATGGTCTCCGAGTCCGGTTCATCAACCCGGATGCTAACTGGCAGCAGGACGAGATGCTCGTGGCGGATGACGGCTACACGGTGGCCACGGCCACGAAGCTGGAGACCCTGGAGTTACGCGGCGTCACCCATCCCCATGCTGCTTGGAGGCTCGCCCGCTACCACATGGCCAATGCTCGCCTTCGCCAGAATGAGTACGTCTGGAAGACGGATATGGAGCATCTGGTCTGCCAGCGTGGAGACCTCGTGAAGGTCGCTCACGACGTTCCCAGGTGGGGCAGTGGCTATGGGCGCATCACCCATGACACGACCTCTGCAACCCCTCCTGTCCTGAAGGTGGATGAGGAAATCGACATCCTCTCGCTGGCCCCGAAGAACGCCCGTATCCGACGCTCCAATGGTACGAGCACGGTGGTCCCCATCCAGTCCAAGAATTTCATCAGCCGGTCTGGGGGCACGTTCTCCCGCAATGCCTACGCTTACTACCGGGATACCCATGGCCAGCTGAAGCTCGCGGCTCCCCACGAACCCCGGTACGACTACTCCATGGATGGGCGGTTCCTGGGTCTCCTCATGGAGCCCTCTGCCACCAACTTCGTCCGGTGGTCGAATCCTATCGATACCGCATGGTCTGCACAGGACGTGGACATGCTGGACCTCACCCTGGATGCCCCCGACCACATGAAGACGGGGACTCTGGTTGCCCCTGACCCTATCGCCATGGGCAGCTTCCAGTGTGTGAATGAGTTGACCGGCGTGGGTACGGGCAACAAGACCTTGAGCTTCTACCTGAAGAATCGGAAGGGCCGATACTTCAACGCTGAGATCAGTACCGGTTCGAGTTACTTCGCGACCGTCATCGATATGTACGCCCAGACCATCACCAGTAAGGTGACGGGTAACGGAATGACCTTCCTGGACGGGGCCTTCGAGGAAGCGGGCCTTGGGTGGTACCGCATTCGAATCTCTTTCAACACCGAGACAGCGCCTACCCTGATGGCCATCGGTATGCAGCAGGGTCCTAACTTCGCCTCGGGAAGTGGCAACTGGCAGGGAGAGTTCCCTGAAACCTTCACCACGGACTTCTCCTTTGGGCTCTGGGGTGTGCAGCTGGAGAACGGTCAGTTCATGACCTCTCTCATCAACACCACGATTGCCCATGTCACCCGCCCCACGGATCTCTTCTCCTTCTCTGAGACCGCTTCCGGGCAAGACTTCTCTGAGGGCACCATCCTGGTTGACTGGGTACCGGCAGGCTTCGCAGCAGAGAAGCCAGTCCTTACCTTGAGCAGCCCTACAGAGGATTGGTCCCTGGAGTTGAAGGTGACCGATGACGGAGTGAACGGCTACGCCCTCAGCGGTAGGAGCGCAACTGATTGCAAACCCAACCTGGGTGCCCTCCAGCTTTACAAGCCCTACAAGGCGGCCATCGGCTTCGGGGCTACGACCATGGCACTGGCTATCAATGGGGTGGTCTCGGGGTCAGCGACCTACCAGCGGGCAGCCTGGGGAGACCTCACCATCGGTGGCTCCAAGTTCAGCAATCGCAACTTCTCCGGGTGGATTAAGGGCGTCTACTACTACCCCGAGCAGGCCTCACTTGCAGAGCTTAAGAACCTCTCCCAAGAAGTGGAGCCGATCCCTGACCAGTACACCTGGAGCCTCTCCGCGCCCATCGACACGGAGATTAACGACCTTGTGATGTTCGGAGAGGCGGGTCAAGAGTCCGTCAGCCTCATCATCACGAAGATTGCCCCGGGCTCGGATATGACTGCCACCATCACGGCAGTGGATGCAGCGCCCGCTGTGCATGATGCTGACTCGGGCCCCATCCCTCCCTTTGTGAGCGAGATTACCGGGAAGATATGGGAGACCCCTCCTGAACCCCCGATGCTCGTGATAGGCTTGCGGACGGAAGTCCCGGATGAGGTGGATGACGGGGGAACGAGTTCTCCGCGCATCCCAATCACGTTCCAGGAACGCACCCGAATCATCGCGGATCGTAAAACCGGCAGAGATATGATGCCCTAAGGAGTAGTGGATGTCTGCGATTGCCTACATCGAAATCCGATACCGTCTCTCAGGAAATGGTGGTGCTTGGGAGTACGTGCGAGTGGCTCCCAATGCGTCTTCCCTTTCTCTGAAGAAGGGAGTTGTCGCTGGGCAGCAGTACATCGTTGAAGCCCGAAGTGTGACGACTACGGGTATGAGTTCGGTCTGGGCTTCCCAGGTCTACACTCTCAATGGGGCAGCCATTGTTCTCATCACCCCCGACCAACCCCGCATCCTGGGAGTGGCTGATGGGGTGGATATCTCCTGGACCATCACAGAAGCCATCCCTTCCGGGGTGGAGTTCGAGGTTGAGCGGGCTCCCAACTCCAATGCGACCTCTGCAACTGGTACGACCCCTGGGGCTTATGCTCCTATCGGCAGAACCAAGGGAACCTCCCACCACGACGCTGTGACGGATGGTCGAGTCTACTGGTACCGAGTCCGGGCAGTGAACTACCGGGGTGGAGTCTCTGCCTGGGTAAGCGCCACGACCAACACCGGAATCGGATGGGTCAAAGCCAAGGCTGTGGCCGATGGTGCGGATGTCTCGACCGAGGTGACCGCTACCCCCATCAGCAATCCGAAGTTCGAGGCGGGGGACACCAAGTGGATCAAGCCCTCCACCACGGGCTGGACCATCATCAAGGATGACAATGCCATGTCTGGGGAGTGGGTAGCTCGCAAGAGCGGCGGCCCTGCCCTGGATGTGCTGGTCAACTCAGCTGTCACCCCTGTGGCCATGGGGCAGGCAGTCACCATCCGTGGGTACCTTCGAGCGACCAGTGGCAATGGCTACGCCCGCATGGGCATCAGGTGGCTCAACAGCACCGGGGGGGTAATCTCCTCCTCTTACGGCAACAAGGTCTTCCCAGGGAGCGGCTACGAGCCTTCCTACGGGTCCATGGTCGCTCCCGCCAATGCGCTCTTCTGCCAGATCTTCCTTGAGGTAGGCGACTACTCTACGGGCAGCTGGTACGTGGACAACACCAACGCCTTCCTCAACTTCGCGGCTGAAGAGGACAAGGCGCTCCTGACCAACGTGGCTCAGGGTGGTAACTGGCCCAACGACCTCACGGAGACTGCCGGACAAGACCTCAGCTGGGGCTCTGGTACCTTCGTCACCCCCGCTGGTACGAGCTACATCAGCCCCAGTGGCGTGATGACCCGGACGCCCTTCAACACCTCGGACCTCAATGGTTCCGAGTGCTACATCATGTTCGTGGGCAGTTCCTCGGGTCGATTCTCCGGACTCCCCTCCATTGCCTACAAGTATTTCGTGGCAGTCCAGTTCCGGTCTGGAGGCTGGTACTACTCCAACGGAGTCAACTTCCCGTTTGACCAGCCCTTCACGTCCAACGTCAACGATTGCATCGTTGCAAAGGTTCGCTGTGAGTCGGGCATCGCGAAGATCACGACCCGGTTCGCCAGCAAGAACAACTTCCAGAAGGGCACGGACACTGTTGGTAACGCAGACGTGCGAGAGAAAAGCCTCAGCACTTCCAGGTTCCTGGTACCCCCCGCTGAGAACCTCATCCCCAATGGCTACTGCGAGGCGGGTCAGTCTGCTCTCGGGACCCTCCCTGAGGGTGCGTACCTGAGCAACGATCCCACCAACTCCAAGGAGGGCAACTGGTGCCGAAGGGTCCCGGTCTCTGGCCTCACGGGTTCCATCATCGATGTCCCCCTCACGGACTACATTGAGACGGTTCCGGGGCAGCAATACTTCTTCGCAGGGTGGTCCAAGTCCAGTTCTGGGATGAACTACACGAATTACTTCGTGGTTTCCTTCTACGACAAAGACAAGGCTCTCCTTACCGAGCCCTCAGTAGCTGTGACCAGCGGTACCGGTTACGCAGAGAGAACCCTCAAGCCCACGGCTCCCGGAAGCGCGGTGTTCGTGCGGGTGTCGTTCCGGGCAACCAACCAGAGCAGCAACGCTGGCCTCTACGTCTGGCTGGATGCGATGCAGCTGAGGAAGATGGTCACCTTTGACCTTCTGGCGGCCAACACCCTTCAGACGACCAACTATTACGAGGATGGCTTTGGAAACCCCATGGCAGGGGCCAAGCTTGACCATCAAGGGACTTCCTTGAAGGTTGCCTCCAGCAATCTCCAGGTTGGCAGCTTCATCATGACGGACCCCTGGTTTCGGGTCATCCAGGCACTCGGCGGGCCCGGGGCAAGCAACCGAGTCTTCTACCGGGGGAACAACGATCCTGGGATTCGAGGCGGGGCCCCCAACCTTGCCCAAATCAGGATTCAATCCACGGCTCAGTTCCTGAGCAGCGCTCCTTCCATGAGCGTCTGCACTTGGAGGCTCAACGTCGTTCCTGTCCAGTTGAATGACAACTTGGACGGGCTACGCCATGCCCATATCGTGCTCTACCTGGGTAACGGAGCCACAAGCCAGTACATCGCCCAGTACGATTACTTTCTTCCGTTGAATGATCGGACGTACTTTGAGCCGGAAGGCTTTGGCTGGAACGTCACCAACCACACCTTCCAATACACGTACCTTGGATTGCAGGTGCGCTCTGCCTTTGCAGGGGGCAGCGCCCAGTTCTGGGACATGCGCGTGAACGTCATGAACGTTTACGGGGTCAGCGACACCAAGTGGTTCCTTTGCACCAGCGGTCACTACGTTGACTTCCCCCAGGGTAACGCCGGACGATTTGGTGGCGTCCCGGGTGGTTCAACGGGTGGCGGGTCAGGTGACCCGGGCATCTGCCTTGCTCCCTGGGAGCCCATCCTTCTCTCCAATGGAGAAGAGATCGCAGCTGGAGACGTGCGCAAAGGCATGAAGGTCTACACCATGCACGAGACCACGGGGGAGAAGGGTGCCCATACCGTGACCTATTCAGGCCTCCATGAGAACGACCGGTCACGCCTGTTGCTCACGGATGGTCGGGTCATCACGGCGGCCAAGAATCACCTGTTCCTGGTTGCCCATGGCGGGTGGTCCAAGATGGAAGACCTTCGCGCGGGAGACAGCCTTGCTGGTCTCACCCCCGGTACGGTGCTCCGAGTCGCTCCCTTGGACAGAGGCCCTGTGATGAAAATCACTGTCCCTGGTGCCCATACCTATATGAACAAGGGCATCCTGTCCCACAATCTGAAGCCCCGCACCTAAGGAGTAGCTCATGACCCCTGACGAAATCTACGCAGTGAATGCCAAGGAGGCGCGCATCCGCGACCTCCGGACCCAGATTGCTCGCATCAATGGGCAGATCAGTGCCTCAACTGTCCTTGCATCCAGTCTCTCCCGAGTAAACCAAGACTCGACCATGCAGAAGCAGGAGCTTGAGACTGAGCTTCGCAAGCTGGAGGATTCGGGCAGCGTGGCGTCGGATGACTGGGGCAAGTTCTCCAGCGTGGAGAAGGCTGCCTTTGATGAGCGCTACGCGGGCAAGGTCTATATGCTCCAGTGGCTTCAGAGCCACAAGTCAGCGAGCTTCGAGCAGGTGGTGTCAGAGTTCGAGACGAAGATGCTGGAGTTCCGGGCCTCACCCATCATCAACGATGAAGGGCTTCAGGTTCGGTCTGGGAGGCCTTGGCTCATCCAGCGCGGGGACGGTCTCATTCGAGAGTGGATTACCAATGCTCTCGATAAGAAGCTCATCCCCTCTGACAGCTGGGAGGCCTTCCGTGACTTCATCCTCGCGATTACCTTCGAGGAAGCAATGGGACTCAGTGGGTGACAGCTATGGCAACTTTGGAATTGAATCGCAAGTCGGGTAAAGTTCCGCTGTTGGCTCTATCACAATGGGCCCAGGGGTTCACCATGAACGTATCGTTCAAAGATCTGGGACTCTTCCTGGCAATAGCCAGCGCCCTCGTTGGGGCAGTGACCGCTCACGTCGATTCGCGTAACCGAGCGGACTTCACTCAAGAGCTTCTCAAGATGCATGTCACGGAGGCTAACGAGGGTAAGAAGGCCCTACAGGAGAAGATGGGACAGATGGAGTCGAAGATCGACACGACCCACATCATGGCCATCCGGACGGACAGGGACGTGAATCAGATTGTGAACGCCATCAACGAGCTTAAGACGGCAGTGGAGAAGCGGACGCTGGTGGTCACGGCGCGGCCCTCCAACCCGTAAAAGGGTAGCGGCATCCTTGCAATCAGTTGCGGAGGCATGTACCTTCACTCCAGTTCGTCAATCAATGGAGTGGGTGCATGTTCGAGTTAGCGCTGAAGGCGCGAATGCCGATTATCGGGGTCTCCACCGATGATCTAGTGAATCTGGAGTCAGTGCTTGCGCACTACAACGGGGGGAAGAAGGTCATCCGGCTTCCCAAGGCACAGAAGAACCCCATCGGAGGATTCCTCTACTGGACCCAGGAAGAAGAGACTGTAACCCCCGACCTCTACGTCCACCTTCGTGAGACCAATGGAGTGCTGGTCTGTGTGAACGCCTCCGAGAGAAGTGACCTCATCTTTGACGCCGGGGTCCTGCCCATCCCTGAGCCCCTCCTGATTGCTACCCTGGAGGAGGTTATCCCTCCGGCAGACATTCCCGCTCTGGCACTTGTCTTGAGGGGTCTCTCCATCAAGGCAGTCCAGGAAATCCTGATGCTGACTGAGGCACGGGCGGGCAACGCCCTCCCCATGGAAGTCCGTCGCACCCGCTCAAGCCTCTATGGAAGCTCCCAGGGCCTTCACCTGGAAGACACCTCCTATGACTTCTACGTGTGGCCGGACAAGTTCAAGGCATGGATGGACCTCAACAAGAGCTTCTTCCACAAGGCAGTCCACGCCAAGCTTGTTCCACGTGGCGTGATGCTTGAGGGCCCTCCTGGAGTAGGCAAGTCTATGGGTGCGAAGGCCATCGCCAATGAGCTTGGGGTTCCCCTCTACCGGATGGATGTCTCTAGCAGCCTGGACAAATACATCGGAGTCTCTGAGGGAAAGATTGCCAAGATCCTCTCCCTGGTAGACCGAGAGTCACCATGCGTCCTCCTCATTGATGAGGTGGAGAAGATCTTCAGCGGGGGCAGCGATGGTGGGGGCACGACCTCTCGCATCCTCTCCCAGCTTCTCTGGTGGCTCGCAGAGCATCAGTCTCGGGTCTTCGTGGTCATGACGACCAACGACAAGAGCGCCATCCCCCCAGAGCTTTACCGCAAGGGACGGGTAGATGCCGTCTTCCAGATTCCCCAGCTGGAGATGATTAGCGCCAAGCTCTTTGCCCACAAGGTCTACACCTCGGTCATGGGAGATGAGCCCACGGTCAAGGTGCTGAGCGTCCTGGCGCAATCAGTTGCCGGATGCGTCAACACCAAAGCGGATGGTCGGGTGTCCCATTCTGAGGTTGCTGAGGTGGTCTACAACGAAATCAAGAAAAACGGATGGGCTTGACAAACTCTATCCGGAAGGTGTAGAACCAGATTCATCAACGCAGTCACCCAAGGAGTGGGCCCATGGCAAATCGATTCAAGTCCTCAGAAGAGTTCGTCAATCACTTCAACGCAATGGAGCCGGGGGCAGTCATCCCCGGAACCGGGCGGTACTACACGTACATTGGCGGGAAGGGAGATGCGAAGCTCTATCTGTGCGTTCAGCTTCAGACCAGGATGACCAAGGTGGGTCCGGTCATCCATGTGGCTTGCCGCTTTTCCCAGGTAGGCGGGGAGCCGGATTCCTTCGCACCTCCCCTCAAGGTTCGTGGTGGTGGGGAGCGCCTCATGCTCTCCAAGACCTTCTTCCCGTTCCTCAAGGTGAGCGCTCACGTGAGTGCCCAGCAGATTGCTCAGGCGTGGACCCGGCAGAACACCATGGCCGACCTTCGAGACTGGGTGAAGGGTCTCTGTGCCTCAGCGGGGGCCAAGGTCAAGGATGACGCCTACCTCGCGGACGTAATCTCTGCTTATATCCCCCTCCCCGATGAAGAGATCGAGGCTGGCGATTGTGACCTCTTCTCGCTAGATGTGAAGTTCGACGATGACGAAAAGAAGGCTGTTTCAGGCATTCTGGCCTCTCTTTACGACAACGATGACGAGAGCACTGACGAGAATGACTCCTCTGAGGATGACTCGTCAGAAGACGAAGACTCCGACAGCTACTGAACACTGAGTAAGTATTTGTAGGCCCCTTGGCTACTTCTCAGCAAGGGGCTCTGATAATCGGCCAAGCAGTCTACGGGGCGTCAATGTCGAAGATGCTGAAGGCAGTCCATGACTCGCTTACCAAGGTGGCCTACGCGCCCGTCTACGCGACGATCTCAGGCTCTGTGGCCGCTGGGGTTCTCCTTAGCCAGATCGTGTACTGGAACCTTCCTACGGGCTCTGGGGCTAGCAAGCTGAAGGTGGAGGTTGATGGGCGTCCGTGCCTTGCGAAGAGCCGGGAAGAGATGTGTGAGGAGACTGGGCTGGGAGAATGGCAACGACGGGCAGCCATGGAGACGCTGGAAGCTCTCGGCTTCATCAGCACTGAAGTACACCTGTTCCAGGGGAAGGTAACGACCCACATTTTCTTCCATGCTGAGAAGGTCCTGGCAGCCCTTGCTGACCCCCCGAAGAAGGTCCCCCGAAAGGGGAAAACCCCAAAACCGATTTCGATGGAATCAACTAGGTCAAATGGTGGAAACCACAAGATGCATATCGTGGTTTCATCTAAAACTTCATTACAGAGACTACCTTCAGAAACTACAGACAGAGATTACTTGGCATCGGGGCTTCGCCCCTCTGCAACTACCCAAATTTTTTCTGAAGACAGCAACAGCCAGCAAGGTAAGCCATCCTTGCTAGCAGTAGGGAAAAGCCCAGGGGTAGGACAAATCCCTACAGCCCAAGCCATCACGACTCAGCAGGTAGCACCCATCCAAGGAGTGGAACCCATGGCAAGCGCGTCTGAAGTCTTGAAGGCACTGGCAGCCAAGCAAGCGGGTAAGCAAACAGGCGACCTTGGTGTGATGGGCCTTGCTTCCCTCTGGACCCGAAAGGTGGGAGAAAAGAAGGGGGAGTTTCAGAAGGCCCTTACCGGTAAGGATAAGGGTCAGTTGAAGTTGCTCCAGAAGGCACTTGGGGAGAAGACGGGCCCCGCGTTGGAGTTTGCAGTCACTCACTGGGGACGGTTTGCCTTCGAGGCAGGGCAGGCCAAGGGGCTCAAGCACACCCCTGACGACCCAGTGATCGGTTTCGTACTTCAGTACCATGACGTGCTTGTAAGACTGATGGACAAGCCTGTAGTGCAACTGGTTGCAGAACCGAAGAAGGCCATGGAGGGGGGGAAATCCGTCTCTGCCCCCATTGGCAACGGGCAAGCGAGTAAGCAGCTTGCTCCCGAAAAACCGGTCACGTCGGGGGATGCGCCGGTTTCCAAAGAAGAATTTCTTGCGGCTTGGGCGAAGGTGAAGGCGTCTAAGGCCAAAGGTGAATGAGATGCTCGACGCAGCGACCCACAGCCGGATCATCGCAGACATTTCCAACGTCTGCCGGACGGCTAACATCCCACAGAACATGCTCTGGCAGTCAGCCACCCAGTATTGCTCTACTGTGGAGCTTGACTGGCTTCGTCACTTCAACGTGAACAAGAAGCAAGGCCGTAATCTCCTCCTCACGGGCAACCACATGGTGGTGCCTGAGGTGAAGATGATGAGCATGGCGGCAGCCCTCATCCGTAACTTCAAGGACGCTCGGCTTGTGACCGTCAACACCATCGTTGATGCTCATGATGACAAGGTGGAGATCCCCGATCCCTCCATCATGTTCATCCCGAACCTTTACGTTCGACAGGGCGGCAAGAGCCTTCCCAGCTGGAAGGCCCAGATTATTTACGACGTGCTCTTGGACAGACTGGCATCAAGCAAGCCTGTGGTCGCCTATGTGGAAGACCTAGAAGCCATGGGCAAGGAGTACGGCAATAGCTTTGTCCAGCACTTCAAGGCCCACTACACCATCAGCAATTCCTAAGCGGAGCATCCCCCAATGTCAGCTTACTTGCTCGGGGCAAAAGTCCTCCGAAGCTTTGCGTCGGAACAGAACCACTATGGATATTTCAAAGCGAAGCTCTCTGACTCTCTCTTCAAGGGGGACAAGGAAAAGGAGATTTTCGAGTTCTTCCATCAGCACTACAGTCAGTATCAGCAGGTACCTGCCCTAGAGACGCTGGAGTCCCAGTTCCCCGAAGTGAAGGCTCTCGATATCCATGAGCCCAGCGCCTACTACCTGAAGCTGATTGAAGAACGCAGTGCCTACAATCTCATCAATCAGGCGAATCTCGATGCTCAGACTCTCCTGACCAAGGACAAGAAGGCTACCGCTGAGGCCCTGGCGATCCTTCAGAAGGCAGTCAATGAGTTGACGGCTCAGCAGTACCGGGTAGCAGTGCTTGATGCAGCCAAGGATGTTCCTGAGCTTGTCATCCAGAACTACTACAACGCCAACCTGTCAGGGACACCCCCCGCTTACTTCGGGTGGCCCTACATGGATACCAAGGGAGGCGTGGGTCCGGGCAACATGGTGAGCTTCGTGGGTCGCCCCGCCATGGGCAAGAGCTATCAGATGCTCTATTGCGCCCTCCACAACTGGCGAGTCCACAAGCAGAACGTGCTCTTCATTTCGATGGAGATGAGCGCCCTGGATATCTCCCAGCGTGTGGCAGCCATGTACGCTGGTACGAGCGTCGGACAGCTGAAGGGCTCAGCCTTCTCCACCCAGACGACTGAGTTCTTCATGGCAGGCATGGAGGCCATGGGTAAGGAGGAAGCGAAGTTCTACATCGTTGATGCGAACCTTGCCGCGACGGTCGAATCCATCTATGCCCTGGCTTCGAACCTCAAGTGTAAGGTCATCTTCATCGATGGCGCGTACATGCTCAGCCATCCTAATGAGCGGCTGAATCGCTTTGAGTCTGTGGCCCTCAACGTCAACCTCATCAAGCAGGCCACGACGCGAGCAGACGCCATCACTTTTTGCTCCTGGCAGTTCAACCGTCAGGCAGTCCAGAAAGGGAAGGGTCCCGCAAAGGGAGAGAAGCCCGGTTTGGAGGACATCGGCTTCACGGACAACATCGGCATGATTTCCTCCATCGTTATCGGCATCCAGAAGGATGAGGGGGTTGAGACCATGCAAAAGCGCATCCTTCAGCTTCACAAGGGGCGCAACGGAGAGTCCGGGGACTTTTCTATCAAGTGGGACTTCATGGCCATGGACTTTACCCAGGTGGATGCAGATATTGAGGGTAAGCCGGTGGAGGCTCTGGAAGACCTCTCCTTCATCTAGGCGCGCAGTCCAAGCCCCTGACCTCATCCTCGGGGGCTTTTTTATATCCAGGTTCTTGACAAACTCTTGAGTGAGGGTATGTTGGGCAAGTAGGAATCACTCAAAAGGAAGCCCAAAATGAACAAGTTTCTCGTAGCAGCCCTGGTAGCTCTCGTTGGTTGTGGTGGTCCGGATGCTCCGGAGATTACGCCCCTCGTGGGGGACCCCCCGGATATCGTCACCCCCAAGCCTGGGGTAGCTCGCTACTCGCTCACGGTCTCGCAGGACCGGCAGAGCGCTCCCATCGGGAGTGACATCCGAGTGGCAGCAGCCGTCATGCAGGACGTTCCCAATGCCCTCCGAAGCACGGACGGCAAGGTGCTGGTCAACTTCGTGGTGGTAAAGGGCGGGGGCAGCGTCTTCGCAGGATCGGCCCTGGTCGAGGGAGAGGGCAGCGCCAAGGAAATCTGGACCCTCGGTAACGAGATGGGGACCCAGGCTCTGGAAGTCCGTGCCATTGACCAGACGACCGGGGAGCCCATCGTCTTCGAACGAATTGAGGCGGATGCTACCAAGGGCCCTCCGGCCTACTTTACGCTCACTACCAACAAGTGGGTCACCCCTCTCCATGAGGCCTTCAACTACAACGACCTCTGGCTCACGGCTTTTGATGTGAACGACAACAAGGTTCCCATGGAAGAGGAGTATCCCCTTCATCTGGTCAAGGTAGAGGCCATTGGTACGGTGCTGGGGGACATCTTCCCTCCCACCTGCGAGACCCAGGAGAACGAGATTCGATGCCCCATCAGCAACACCCTCTACGACTACGTGAAGCAGGATTACATCTACCCCACCCCTGACACTGGCTACAACGTTCGCTACTTCCTGACCTTCGAGATTGGCAACACCGGCAAGACCGCTGAGGTTGTCCTCATCTTCGGCCAGTTGACCCCCGGATGGTCGGACCCCCGTATCTGATTCACCCTACCAACACGCAAGGAGTGCAAAATGCCGATTAAGTTCAAGTCCCCTCTCAAGACCCAGGCCGTTGAATCCGTCGCACAGGTGGCAACCAAGGCCAAGACCAAGAGCATTCTCACCAGTGATGAGATGGCAGCCGTAGATGAGATTGCCACCCTGGACGCCCAGCTTGCAGAGGTTGCCCCCCTCATCAAGCGCAAGGATGAGTTGAAGAAGTTTCTGCAATCAGTTGCGGAGGATGACACCCGGTTCAGTGGCACTCAGCCGGTCACTCTCAAGGGCTCCACAGGTGTGGTGGAGTTCGGGCCCCGCAAGACCTCCCGTGAGGTGACTGACCTCCATGGTCTGATTGGGAAGATGAAGACTCTGGTCGGAGGCTACGAGAACCTTCTCGACTTCATCAAGATCCCGCTTTCCGCTGTGGACAAGTACATGAGCGAGGCAGAGCAGAAGGCTTTCATCGGAAACGTTGAGGGCGCACGCTCGCTTAAGTCAATTCGTTCGAAGGACGCATAGACAAACGTAGAAGGGTGGGGGTAGTCTTTTCGATACCTCCAACCCCAAGGACTATGAAGACCCATACCTCCCATTTCGACGCTTCCAAGCCGTTCGTTGCATGTGGTCAGTCCAAGGTCTCGGTTACTGTGGTAGACCATGAAGAACGCCCTACCTGTCCCCGATGCAAAGAGAAGTGGGGGACCTTTCAGTACCGTAATCTCAGAAGGCAGGCCGCGTGATCTTCCTCCTTGCTCTGTTCCTCGTTGGCGATTCCGGTATTGGCAGCGTAGTGGTCGGTAAGTACGAGACCTACGAGACTTGCGTCCAAGCAGGGTTTCAGGCCCAAGAGAGCTACAGCAAGCACCGAGGATTCAGCTTCTCCCTCATCCCTAACCTTCGAGTGGTCTGCACTGGAGTACCGAAGGCGCTGAACCCCTAGTCTCAAATCCCAAGGAGTGGGCGTGAAAAAAGAATCAGTTCGGAAGTTCCTCTCTGCCCTGGCCATCCATGACCCGGAAGAGAATGGCACATGGTTGCGGGGGCAGTGTCCTCTGGCCTTCGCAACCCACAAGACGGGTAAGGACTCGCGGCCCTCCTTCGCGGTCAACATGGAGACGGGTGGCTTCCATTGCTTTACTTGCCGCTCAGGGCGTCTCAGTGCCCTCCTGCAAGAGATTGAGATGCACCTCCCTAACTTCCCCCACTATGAGGGGCGGTTCAATCTCAAGCTTGCCTGGGAGCTTCTGGAGGGTCTGGAATCGGAGATCGAATCTCTCCCGGAGTTCCAGGAGTTCTCCCCCAAGTCCAAGGCCTTCATCGAGTGGCCGGAATGGTTCCTTGAGCAGTTCGTGCCCTGGGATCAGAACCCTCGGGGCAAGTGGTACCTGGAGACGGGTCGGGTCACCATCAACGAGAGTCAGCCGGTAGACCCTCAGGTGGCTACCGCCATGGAGCTTCACTACGACGCCAAGAAGGACATGATCGTCGCCCCCTTCAGGACCATGGGGGGCAAGCTGGCGGGGGCCAGAGGGCGGGCTCTGGACAAGGCTCAGAAGTACGGCCATC